GTTTTGGCTGATCAGATATCAGCTGACGCGACCCAACTCCCATGCTTGCTCAAGCGTCGTCTCCTAGAGGCATGGGTTTCAAAGCGATATGCTGCCGGTGTTGATACACAAGGTAAGACTCGCGACCATAAAGATCGTTCCGTCGATCTTTTGAGACGTATTGCTGAATTCCGTGTATTTGAATTCGGCCAAGAAATTGACTTCCGTAAGCCGCGTGAGGTCGAGCAGTGGATGGCCCATACTTTTAAAACTATCATGAATTGGCCTGTTAAAGTTTTCCACAACACTGCCCGAAATTGGCTTTCTGCTCATGAATATCGTCCTTATGTCATCGAGTATATTGCATTGTGTGTTCGACATGTTCGTGTGTCGTACATGATTGCACTTAAGAATAACACAGAGTTGCCATCTCTCATCGAGAGACAAGGACTCACTGAAGATATCACCCTTGCTCTGTTGTGTATTCTTATGACAACGTCCATTGCTTGGACTGCTATTAACAAATGCCATGAGAAGTTTCAAAGAGCTTACAATATCGTCCAAGGTATTGCTGCCAATGCTGAAAATGCTTCTCGTAACATGGCTCAAGCTACTCATAATGCTGCTCAATTTACTGATGTGGTGATGTCGTACATCACTCCCGTTCATGAATTTGCAAAGGTTGTCCTTGAGAAACTTGTTGGTTTTTACAACAAGGTTTTCGGCTTTGCTGAGCGTGTTGCCGGCTTTGTTAAGGTCATGGTATTGTGGATTGTAGAGAAGTTTGTTGCTCCTCTTGGTTCCATTGCTACTGCTGCCATGAACTTTTTCGCTAAGTCATTTTTGCCCTCTCTCAAACTTGACTTTGGTCCTGTAGCACAAGCTGGAGACTGTTCTTGGATGTCCACCGCTTTTTCATTGTTCTTTGGAGCTCCTATTGGCAAAGTTAGTTTGCCTGCCTTCAAGAATGGTGCCATGGCTCTCTCCTGGTTTGTAGAGAAAGGCTGGGCATTGTTCATGCAAATTGCTTCATATGTTTCTGGTGTCCCTTACCCTACTACTACCTTTGAGACTGAGGTTGTCACCAAATATGAAGAAATTCATAAGCTTTGGCAAGATCTCGATGTGAAAACACATCATGAGATTAAAGCTGATGCTTCTTATTCAGCTAGATTGTCCTCTCTAACCGCTTGGCGCGATGAATTATACGCCAAACGTCCTTTCCTTCTTGCTCGATTGCATGCTGGATGGGGTACTGTTCTTGCCTCCATTACCCAGCATCTCGAAAAGAGTACTGGTAAAATCAATGCCGCTAAAGGCGTTGTTGGTTGGCGCGGTGTTCCCTATTGGCTCAATGTGTTCGGAGCCCGTGGTACAGGAAAATCTGATTTCATGTCCAAGGATTTCATTCCCTCTGTTCACATGGCCCGTGTTCAGCGAGGCCAGACTTCTGGTATTTACAATGACCAGATCATGACTTTTTCTAAGGATCCGAAAGACAAGCATTTCGATGGTCTTGGTTCACAAGAATACCATTATGTTGATGACCTTTTTCAACATTTGGACAAGGAAGTCCGTTCTGACACTGCCAATGGATTGATTCAAATCGTTTCGTCAGCCCCTTTCCGTCCGTTAATGTGTGAGCCTAATAAGAAAAACACTGTGTCTTATGGTTGTGTTGCTCTCTTTACTTGCACAAATGACGAGTTCGATCTTGCTCCTTCAAATGTTGGACTGGTTGAGCCTCGAGCGCTGTGTGATCGCATTTCTTTGTCTGTTGAGATGCATCGCACGGGTTCTGATATTAAGTTCACTGTACGTGGAGATCGTGCTGTCATTATTGACGGAAAACCTGTTTTTGAACTTACTCCTGAACAATTGCTTACCGTTGTTGTTGATGGTATTCAACACAACCAAAACAAGGTCCATGAAGTTCGTAAGCCTCTTGTCCCTGCCGATATTGATTTCACTTTTTCTGGCACTCGAGAGCTTAAGTACAAGGGTCAAAAGAAACCTATGATCATTCAAGTTGTTGAAGATCTCAAAGATGGCGTTGAACGTCAAGGTTTCATTTCCGATGTTCAAGCTGGAGCTAGCTTTGCACTCGTTGTTACTTTTGTTAGTGCTCTATTCTTTGACGATTTCGTTGCTAATCGCGTTCAAGATTATATGCTCGATTTCTTTGTTGGCTATGTTGGTGCCTGCGCTATCATTCATCTTGCTCAAGCCGCACTCAACTACATTACCCCTCCTGCCCAAAAAGCAGACGAGAAATGGGGCAATGATGCCAACATCGATGAATTCCTCCTCAGCGATGGAGTTGTTGATCCTCAAATGGGTGACACTCCTGAGAAAGTGAAGAAGAACAAAGGCGAAAATAAAGATGAAAAACATGATAGACGACAGTTGCGTTCCAAGCACCGTCGTTTAGAGCGTGTCAATGATACTGAGAACAACTTTTATTATGATCCTGCTTCAGGTTCCCGCAAAGCCCCTCGTGGTCATGTCAATGAGCCTGAACATCAAGCCGGTGTTACTTCTTTTCGTGTCAACGAATTGGCCAAAGCCATTCTTCCTAATATTGGCATGGTCAAAGCTTACTACCCAGACAAGGTTACCTCTTGTTACATGTTTGGCGTTGAAGGATACAAATGGATTGTTCCTCTTCACATGATTGCTGATGGTGCATTGAAATACGAGTTTTGTCGTTTTCCTGGCACGCCTGGTGTTACTTACACACAAGATCAGATATTTGATGAGCTCAAATGCTTTGTCATCTCTACGAATTCTACTGACCTTGATGCAGTTGAGATTGACCTACCTTCCCTTGCTAAAGTTTACAAGCGCACCAATATGTGGGCGAGTACTTTGCCTGCTAATGTTGTCGCTTTGAGGTTTTATCCTCGCTTGGAAGATGATGGTCAACGTTGTGTTTGGGTCTCAATTTCGTCCCGTACCAAGTTTGTTGACGGTTATGGATATAATCTTGGTGTTCAAGAGATGTTTAATGAAGCTGGAATGTGTGGTCTCCCTGTGATTGATCTGGTTACTGGTCAAATCCTTGGTATACATGTTGCTGGTGTGGTCAATCGCGCAGAGTCTTTCTTTGCCGTTTTTTCCGTCAAAGCGATAATGCGCACACCCGCTGCTTCATCTCTTCAAGATGTCCCACTCCCTACCCCTCAGAGCCTTACTGTTCAAAATTTGAAAGGCACTGGTGCTTATGGAGAGGTTATTCCTCAACATGCTAAACATATACTTCGCAATTCCGATTTAGTTCGTACGAATGTTGACTTTCAAGCTCAATTTGGGTGGCCTCTCACTGCCGCTCCTGCTCGTTTATCGGCTTTTACTGACCCGGATGGTCAAACTGTTAGTCCATTGTTCAAAGCATGGGCTAAATGGGGTGAAGGCGAACCTATGATGCCTTATCCTCAGACCGCTGAGCGTGTCGATCCTCTTATGTTACCCCACATACCCAATGGCATAAAGTTTGGTGTATGTACCTGGGAGGAAGCTGTTTTTGGATGTTCTACCAAATACGGCCTCATGAAGCCTATCGATATGAGTACCTCAGAGGGTCCTTATTTGAAAGCTCAAGGTAAGAAACGCCGTGATTGCTTTGATACCGACAAGAAAACTATTGATCCAGAGTTTCTTAAGATTCTCGATTTTTATTGGGAACGTCTTTTCCAAGGGCCATGTCCGATGTGGTTCCACGATGATCTTAAGGATGAACTGCGTGAGCTCATTCGAGTTTATGCTGGCAAGAGTCGGGTGTATTTTATTACCGACCTTGTCTGGTTGATTGTTCAACGACGTCTTTGGGGCAAGTTTATTGTTGCCCTCGAGTCCGATCCTGTCAACAGCGCATGTGCTGTTGGAATCAATGCCACCTCCATTCAATGGGGCCAGTTGATGAATCGTTTGGGTGCTTTTAAGCCTAACGTTCAGATCTGGAACCTTGACCGTGAGCGACATGATATTAATGTTCGCTATCCGGTTTTGATGGAGTGCAAGCGTTGGTTCGCTATGCGTTGTGAAGATGTGATCCGTTCTGATCACGCCTTTGAGTCCCTTGGATATCAGGTTCATGTCGGCAATCGTCTTGCCTATCTCAATGATGGTAGTATTCCTTCAGGTGTTTATGTTACGTCAGTTGTAGGCAGTTTTGCCTCCTGTTCGAGCATAGTTCACTATTCCGACACCATCGGTGAGCCTTGTCCCCCGTGTTCTTTTTACAGTGATGATGATTTTATTGTCTGGCCCCCTAACACGAAGGCCGACGTCCTTGAATATAAAGAGGTCGCTAAGACATTGAATATGTTCATCACTCAAGGTGACAAGTCCGCTAATCTTCGCTCTGTTACTATCGGAGATGCTAAGTACTTGTCTCGTTCCGTTGTTTGTCGCAACGGGCGTGTCTGGGCTCCGTTGCCTATTGACACACTTCGTGCTACTTTGATGTACACGAAAGGAAGAGGGACGGTTGATATTGAAGATTGCATCAAGCAGCGCTGTGCTAGCGTGCTTGAAGATGCACTTCAGCATCCCAAACCTGTCTATCTTGAGATGTGCCGAGCCGTTCATGCTCTAGCACTCTCTTATGGGTTCAATGTTGAGATATTGACTTACGAGCAGGGGTTGGCTAAATTGACCTCTGCTCATTATTGATGACTCACATCGTCCCCGGTCTGAGGCGTACCCTCAGAAACACACCCCAACTCACGGTTGTGTTATTCCTGTTCATGAGTCTCCTGCCAGGAGCTTCTAAAAATGGCCAAATTCCTGCCGCTGATCATCAGTCGATCCGCGGGGGTCAGAGCTTGTTTGCTCTGAGGCGATGTCGCACATTCACTTCGTGTTACGTCCTTAAACCTTTTCAAGTGTCCGAAAATCCTCAAGAAATGACCAAACCAATGGTCCCTTTCAACGATTCTATCGTCCAAGCCAACATTACCACTGTTGGCCATCAAGTTTTTCTTGATTCTGCGAGTGGAAAGTCCGACTCACCCGTCGTACTTCCTGATCAAACACCTGTCGCCATGTTGTCTCGCCTACGCGAGATCATTAGCTTCAACTGGACTCCTGCGAGTTCCGGTGTCCTTGGTGTTTTTGATCTGGAACTTCTCTTGCGGAACAATGCTGAGCTCAATCCACTATTGCTACAATTCGCGCTTTATCGTGCTAATATTCGGGTGTTCCTCCGAATAAACACGAACCAGTTTTACTCTGGTGCGCTTATGCTGTCATGGTGGCCTCGTCGTTACGATATGGGAAAATATCGTCAACAAAGATGTATTTTGCATCCCATCACTGTTTCTGCCGCTACGCAACAATCAGCCGAATTGCTGATTCCGTACCCCCACCAGAAAGAATGGATGGAGACGTTTGGTGATCCTACGGATCAGCAAGTCTATCTCTGCGTTGAAGTTCTGTCCCCTCTTGTGTTGTCGTCGTCCACTCTGACCGACACTGTGAAGATCCAGCTTTATGCTGCCTTTGATGAGCCCAAGTTGCAGCTCAACAGAGACCCAGAGGATGTTCCTCTTGTCACCTTCTCGGGTGAGAAACCCGTTAAACAATCTAAACTTGAAATTACTAAGAAGAAGGGCGACACTTCGTTCAAGTCTACTTTGAACGCTTCACCTGCGCGCGATGCTATCGATCGCGAAAAGCAACCTAAACCAGTTCCATTCTCCACTGCGGCTCCGACCTTGTCTTCCATCCCTATTTTGGGTGACATTGTTGGGTCCTTGTATGATTTGTTGAAGATTGGAACAGGTGTTGTCAAAGATCTGGCACCTACTGTCTCTTCTTTGGCTCCCTTGGCTCCCATGTTGTTGGATAAGCCCGAAGTCCGAACCGAAATGGTGAGGGCGTCGGTGACGAATTCTTATGACATGTGTGCTTCTGATGTGGCGGATGCGTCCATGCCCGCCACATGGTCCCGAGACAACTATGCCAAGATGTTGAAAGGTTTTGGATTGCGATTCGGTCATTGGACCCTTGCACAATATGCGCAGCTTCCTGCCATTGTGAGCACTTTGAACTTTACTACAGTTTCATTTGCCACACAAGAGATTCCAACCACCGGAACCAATCCTCTTTCTTATCTCAAGAGCAAGTTTCGTCTCTGGAGGGGCTCCGTTAAGATGCGATTGCAATTTTTCACCTCTGCTTTCGTGTCAGCTCGTTTTGCGCTCTACATCACCCCTTTAGGTCCGGACTCAGAGGAATTTGATGACCACATCGTTACTATTATTGACGTCAAGGGTGATACTGTGACTGATGTCACCATACCCTACGTCTCCAAAACGATGTGGCTCAAGTCCACTGAGAGACCTTACAAGATTTTGTTGAAGCTCATTGCACCTATCATTGGTGTCGATTCTGCTCTGGATGGCAATATTTCTGTTGTCACCTGGATGGCGGCTGGACCTGATGTCCAGTTTGCTTGTGTCGAGCCCACCACTGGTTACACTTACGTTGGAACCAATGTCCTCCCCGTCTTGGAGGCTGTGAAAACTAAGGAATCAGTTCGTCGGCTGACTAGCAAAGATGTCGCCCCGAAAGTCGGAGTAGGAGTTGCTCGCCAGTCTGCTGTTCAGCATGACTT